CCCCAAGCTGCTGCTGGAGGCGTTCCTCTACTTCTGCGAGAACTACGTCTACATCAAGCACCCGAGCGAAGGACGCATCAAGTTCGCCCTCTTCGACAGCCAGGTGCAGTCGGTCGACCTGTGGCTCCGCAACCGCTACAGCCTGATGCTGAAGGCCCGCCAGTTGGGGTTCTCCACCCTCGTCAGCGTCTACTGCTTCTGGCTCACGTTCTTCTACAGCGACCGCGTCATCATCATGCTCAGCCGCACCGAGCGCGATGCCATCAAGCTGTTGCAGAAGGCCAAGTACGCGTACCGCTTCCTGCCCGAGTGGATGAAGTTCCGCGGCCCGATCTACAACGCCACCCAAACGAAGATGGAGTTCAGCAATGAGAGCTACATCGAGTCGCTCCCGTCGGCTAGCGATCCTGCTCGTGGCGAATCTGTGTACCTGGCTGTGGTGGACGAGCTTGCGTACCTCCCCAACTCCGAAGAGGCGTGGGCATCGATCGAACCGATCGCTGACGTGGGGGGCCGGGTCGTCGCCCTTTCGACCGCCAACGGCGAGGGCAACCTCTTCCACACACTGTGGGTTGGCTCTACCACCAAGAGCAATCGATTCAAGTCGATGTTCCATCCGTGGTGGGCCAACGGCCGCGACGATGCATGGTACGCGGCGAAGAAGGACGACCTTCCCGAGTGGCAGCTAGCTCAGGAGTACCCCGACAACCCGGACGATGCGTTCTTGAAGTCGGGCCGACCGGTCTTCAGCCTCGAAGTGCTGCGATCGATCGTGACCCGCGAACCGTTGGCCGAAGGCTTCTTGCAGAAGGAACGTGGATGGGGCTTCGTCGAGGAGCATCGTGGGCCGCTGCGCGTGTGGGCCTGGCCGACAGCGGAAGGTCGCTACGCCATTGGGGCCGACCCTTCCCAAGGCATGGAGCACGGTGACTTCTCGTCCGTGCACGTCATCAACGTCCGCAACGGAGACGTCGTCGCCACCTGGCACGGTCGCATCGACCCCGACTTGTTCGGCACCGAGGTGCTCTCCCCGCTCGGGCACTGGTACGGCGACGCCCTGATCGGCGTCGAGTCCAACAACCACGGCCTCACCACCCTGAAGGCGCTGTACCGGGCGCGCTACCACCCGCTGTACATGCAGCGATCGCCGCGCTACAAGCGCTCCGTGCCCACCGACATCCTGGGCTGGCGCACGTCGCAGATCACCAAGCCGCTCGCCATCGACGAGTTGAACATGGCGCTCCGCAAGGGCGAGGTGAACCTCTTCGAAGCCGAGACGGTGGCCGAACTCCGCACCTTCGTGCGCGACGACTCCGGGAAGATGATGGGGTCCCCGTTCGACGACCGCACGATCAGCCTCGCCATCGCCAACCAGATGACGAAGCACGTCTTCTTGAAGCAGTACGAACCGCATCGCGAGCCCGGCCCCGGGACGATGGGCTGGTACGAGAAACAGTTGTACGGCGATGCCCCGTTCGAGAAGATGTCGCGCAAGAAGCGGCTTGAAGAGCCCGAACCCATTGGCAAGCACTGGGTCCGGGACCCCATCCAAGTTCAACGGAGGATCATCTGATGGCCTATCGCCTCGACCTGCAACGCCCGCCCCGGCTCGGTCGCACCCACAAGCGCCTGTCGTCTCGGCTCCAGACCCGTGGCTACGTCGACGGACCGCACGCCCAGTGGGGAGACACACAGACGGTCAGCGTCTCAGCGAGCGCGGCGGCACCCGGCGACGTCTTCGCCACTGGCTACCCGACGATCGTTGCCTCCGACGCCACCAACGCCGCCCGGCTGGGACCGCTCGGCTTCGTCGCTGCTCCGCAGACGGCGTGGACCACCGGCCAGAAGATCACCGTCAGCGGGTTCGACTTCAACTGGTCGGGCTCGGCCTGGGCAGCGGGTGCCCACGCGTGATCTGCGAATGCGGAAAGGACGCCGAGCCGGGGAAGGTGGAGTGCTTCCGCTGCCGGATCAGTTCCGTCAGCTTCCGCTTCATCGGTGGCGGCGGGTATGGGCGGGCCTCGTTCGTCGGCCGCACCAACCAGGAGTTCCTCAACGAACACGTCGGAGACATCCGCTCACCGAGCGTCGAGAAGGTTGACGGGAAGGTCTGGTCCTGATGAAACAGAGCGCCTACTTGCAGTTCTGTCGAGACGAGCTACGGCGCTCCAAGCGGTGGCGGACCGACCAGCAGTACGAGGACGATTGGAAGCGCTACATCGACCTGTACAAGGGCAAGCACTACAACTCGGCGCCCAAGCAGGATCAGTTGCTGATCAACCTGATCTTCTCGACGATCAACACCATCGCCCCCAGCGTCTCGGTCAACAACCCGAAGTTCGTCGTCAACTCCCGTAAGCCCGAGAGCGCTCCGCAGGCAGTGATCACCGAAGAGGTGCTCAACTACATGTGGCGCACCTACGCCTACCAGTCCGAGTTCCGCCTCGCCGTCAACGACTGGCTCGTCACCGGCCACGGTTGGATCAAGAGCGGCTACAAGTTCGTGAAGCCGCCCGAGGAGAAGCGCACCAACGTCGACGGTGCCGACCCTGACGAAGCGGCCGAGTACGGCATCGACGACCGCGACGACATCGACGGCAACGTCGAGTCCGAGATGTACGTCTACGACGACCGCCCGTTCATCGAGCGGATCAGCCCGTTCGACATGTTCGTCGACCCCGACAGCCGCCACCCGAAGGAGATGTGCTGGATCGCACAGCGCACCTGGCGTCCGATCCAAGACGTGCAGGTCGACAGCCGCTACTCGCCCACCGCCCGCAAGCGTGTCTCGGCCAAGACGTGGAGCCGTTGGTCGAACAGCGAAGGCGATCAGGATGGGCGCGACGACAAGCCGGACAAAGGACCCAAGTCGTTCTGCGAGATCATCGAGTTCTACGACATCAAGCGACGGACCGTCGCCACCTTCTGCCTCGACAGCGACGTCACCGGGGATGACCAGAGCGGCTTCCTGATCAAGCCGAAGCCGATCCCGTACGCCCTCGGGCACCCGTTCGACATGCTGCGGAACTACGAGATCCCCGACCACTTCTACCCGATGGGCGACGTCTGCCAGATCGAGTCGTTGCAGTTGGAGTTGAACCAGACCCGCACGCAGATGATGAACCACCGCAAGCGGTTCCAGCGCAAGTGGATCTACAACCGTGACGCCTTCGATCGGGACTCGGTCGAAGCGCTGGAGTCCGACGTCGACAACACGATGATCCCGGTGCTCGCTGACAACCTCAGCGACGTCATCATCCCGATGCCCGCCGTCGTCACGCCGTCGGACTTCTACGACCAGTCGGGGATGATCACCAACGACATCGACCGGGTGTCGGGCGTGTCGGACTACCAGCGCGGCGCCGCGCAGACCGCGGTCAAGCGCACCGCCACCGAAGCCGCGATGATCCAGGACTCGGCCAACGCTCGGGCCCAGGACAAGCTGGCCAAGATCGAAGGCATCCTCGCCCGTCTCGGTGAGCGGATCATCGGTCTGATGCAGCAGTTCATGACCGGCGAACAGGTCGCCCGCATCGTCACCATGCCCGGCAAGGCGTGGATCAACTACGACCCCGAGTACATCCAGGGCGAGTTCGACTTCGAGGTGGCAGCCGGATCGACCGAGCCGATGAACGAGACGTTCCGGCGCCAGAGCGCGATGCAGTTGGTGGACGCGTCGATGCCGTTCCTGGAGATGGGCGTCGCCAATCCGATGACGCTGTACATGCACATCTTGCAGAAGGGCTTCGGGGTCAAGGACGCCCAGCCGTTCATCATGACGCCACCGCCCGGCCAAGGGCAGGGACCGCCGCAACCCGGCGATCCCACCGCCCAGCCACAGGAGGCGCTGCCCCCTGGTCAGCAACCGCAAGGCCCGCCGCCTGATCAGCAGTTGGCCGCACCTGACCAGGGGCCGCAGCCGCCCGTCGATCCGAACTCCATCCCGCCGCAGATGCTGATGGCGATGTTGGGGAATGGGGGACCGCCTCCTGGCATGTAGTCCCCCACGTGGGGTTTAATCTCACCACCAGTTGCTCCAGACCACACCGGGAGGAAGTCGTTGAGCATGGATGAAGCCCCCTTCGAGGGGGAGGCGGTCGAAGCAGGTCCCGATACAGGGGAAGCCGGGTCAGAGACCATTGAGCAGGTCGAGCAGATCGACCAGCCAGAACGCCAATACGTCGAGATCGACGATCCTGACAACCGCTTCGTGCGGGTCAAGGTCGCCGGTGAGGACGTCGAAGTTCCGTTCTCCGAAGCCATCAAGGGCTACAGCCGAGAGGCTGATTACACCCGCAAGGCCCAGGAGGTTGCCGCTCAGCGACAACAGGCCGAGTTCGGGATGAACCTCCAGCGGGCGCTGGAGTCCAACCCGGAGATGACGCTCCGCATCTTGTCGGAGCAGTACGGGATCAACCTCACACCTCAGCAGGTGGCATCCGCCATCGGGCAAGAGGAGGAGTACGTCGACCCGTTCGAGCGCCAGTTGGCCGAGGAGCGAGCAGCGCGGATCGCGCTCGAAGAGCGGATCACGCAACGGGAGACCGATGAGCGTCTGGCTGGGATGGTCAACGACCTGCGACAGCAGTTCAACGCCAGCGACGAGGATCTCCAAGAGGTCATCGGGGTCGCTTACAAGATGGGTGCGCCCGTCGAGCAGTTGCCCTACCTCTACAAAGCCATGACATTCGACAAGATCAACGCACGGGTCCAGGCGCAGCGCCTGGCCGAGCAACGCCAGGCCGAAGAGACGCAGCGCCGCCAGGCTGCTGCCACCCAGGCCAACGCCGTGGTCGCGTCGAGCACCGTCGGGAGCAATGGGATCACCTCGTCGAGACCTGCTGATGGACCAATGACCATCCGCCAGGCCATCGAAGCGGCACTCGCTGAGAACGGTCTGTGACCCTCGAAAGGTGAGCCATGGCTCTCGCTTCACATACCCCGACAACGTGGGACACGATCCTGTCGACCACGATGCACAACTACCGGAAGTCGTTGACGGACAACATCTTCAACTCCCGGCCGTTGCTCGAATACTTCATGTCCAAGGGACGCGTTCGCACGATCGACGGCGGCATCTCGATCGTCGAGCCCCTGCTGCTCGGCCCAGGTGAGGCCAACTCGTACGGCCCCTGGCAGCAGATCAGCGTCAACGCGGTGGCGGGCATCTCCGCTGCCCAGTACCCGTGGCGCCAGTTGTACGCCACGATCATCATCTCCGGCCTCGAAGAGGCGCAGAACAACGGCAAGGAGCAGATGATCTCGCTGCTCGAAGCCAAGGTGATGCAGGCCGAGAACACGCTGAAGGACGTCCTCGTCCAGATGCTGTATGGCACCCGCGGCGGCTCGGCGCTCGCGACCGACTTCACGGCGCTGACGACTCTCATCGACGCCACAGCCGCCGCGGGTGGCATCACCCCGGCCGCGTCCCCGGCACCGGAGAACCTGTGGCGCTCCCCGACGTGGGATGCCTCGGCCAACACCGGCACCGACGCCACCGGCGCGGCGATCGCCATGTCGCCTGCCACGACGTCGCCCTACGACGGCGCCGAGGTGGAGCGAGTGCTCCGCAAGATGTGGATGCTGGCGTCCGATGCGGGCTCCGACCACGTCGACGCGATCTTCGCGGGGACCGGTTGGTACGAGGCGTACGAGGCGTCGCTGACCCCGCAGGTCCGCTACACCGACACGTCGAAGGCGAACCTCGGGTTCACGAACCTGATGTTCAAGAACATCCCGATCTACTGGGATCCGAACTGCCCGACGGGCACGGCGCTCGGCCTCAACTCGAAGTACGTCGGTCTGACCCTGCACTCGGACCGCAACTTCACGCAGTCGCCGTTCACCAACAACCTGTCCGGCTCGGTCGCCTCGACGGCCAACGCCAACCCCGGCGCCACCCCGGCGGCTCCGGCGGCGAACGCCATCGATGCCCGGGTGTCGTTCATCACCACGTACGGCAACACCACCACGCGGGAACGGCGCCGCAACTTCAAGATCACCGGCGCGACCTTCTCCTGATCAACCCACCGTCAGGGGAAAGCGAGGCTGCCCGCCCACCGGCCGTGGGCGGGCAGCCTGACCAACGAGGATGGTGACATGGGGACC